AGGATTGCTAATGCCAAATTAGGTATAGTGTTCCACACCAGCTACGAAGGTAATACTCTTGAAGATATGAAAGCTTCGTTTATAGTAAATGTACAAGGACTTAATCAAACTAATGACGTATGGTTTGACGATGCTACATATAAAGACTACACTGGCATAGCCAGCCTGACTCCGAGTGAGGACGTAAAACTAAAAGCCATGCTGAACAGCACCTACAAGACCATTGAGAAGATTGGCAAACAGAGATTTGACATCATCTTAGACAACAAGGACTTTGCCCGCAATATCAAACCTTTTGTTAACAAGATGGTACGAAGCGGCACACAGGTCACTGACCCAACATCATTCCTTAAAGATTTTGTAATGCATTACAATGACGTAATGACCAAAGACATAGAGAACATCACTGATAGAGCCGCACAGAATAGACTGGTTAAGATCAAAGAAAAAGAACAGTGGATCGCAGACAATGCCAACGCATTAACTGGCATCATGGCTGTATATAAAAGATTGATTGAAATGAAAGGCCTGCTATTGCGCAAACTACAACAGGTAGAAGGCATAGGTACTTTCCAAAAAACCAACGATGGCTACAAGGTTACTACACCAGAAGGTTTTGTTGCCATTGGGCACGATGGTGGCGCTATAAAATTAGTTGATCGTTTAGAATTTTCAAGAACTAACTTCCAAGGTAAAGCATAATGTTTGACTTCTTTGAGGAGTTAAAAGAAGCAAGGATGTTCAGAGGCAGTGACACGCTCAGGGGCAAATCCGCAGACGATGTCGCAAAGATGGCGTTCACTATGATATTGATGTTAGAGATACTACGCCAAGAAGACAATGCCTGGGCTAAAAAATATGTTCGAGACACCATGGACTATACTAACTTTGATGCTATGCGTACCAGTGCTACAGACCTACATAATCTACTAGCAGTGTTAAACAACCAAGACAAGTACTCAGCAAGGATTAAAGCTAACGCTAATATATCAGTACCTGTGCTAGCGATAAGAAGATATTTTAGAGAGATCACTGCTGGACACAAGGACCGCGGATTAGATCGAGCACTGTTTAAGAAATTACAGGATGCTTTTAAGGTTAGCAGTAGTGAATTAAGCTCAGCAAGACGTAACATTGCAGATTGGCAACTACCTAGTAAAACAGAAAAAGCTGTAACAAAAAGAGCGTTAAAAAACGTGTTACAGTCTACAGCACATCAAGCTGACATTTTTGTGCATTTCAAAAGTAAATTATAATTAAAACATAAATACTTACATGTGCTATCTAGCACGACAATTAATAATTATATTAAAATAACAATTTTGGAGAAAGAAAAATGGCAACATTCGCAAGAACATCAAAATCAAGCAGACCTGCAGACGGATCTGGATTTGGTAACGCAATGATAACAGGCAGAACGCTACAGCACTTCACTGTAACTTCAGCAGGTATGTGGTCAGCATCAGGCGTTGTAGCAGGTGCAGTTGACTTCCTAGCAGACGGTTCTAACTATAACAAATTAGTACAAGCAATTTCACAAGTGGGCTCAATTGAGTTATTAGGAACTCCACTAAGTGGTAACGTATTTCACGTAGGGGTATCAGGCTTCGTAGGCACAGCCGCAACTGGCGACCAAAGTTTACAAGCATATTGCAACAACTATGTAACTTACGGTTCTGGTGTAACATCAGCAACAGTAGCTGACTTTGTATATTAAGTTTTAAGTTAGCAGAATATAAAACAAAGCACGCTTAATCAGCGTGCTTTTTTTTGGCTAAACCTTGATAAATAAATTTATGCTCGGACAGACTCGAGTAATAAAATTAGGAGAAGCACAATGGCAGTTTTTACAAGAACTAACCCAACAGCAGTAGCTCGCGGTACAATCCAAAGAAATGTAGCACAATCAGTATACAAAGTTGTATTAAGTGGTTCAGGTTTAGCAGTAGCGGCATCTGATGCGGCGGCGGCAAGAATCTCAGACGCATTTGGTTCAGCAGTTGGTACTTTTAACTTTAAAGCAGACGGTAATGAAATCTATGCTGTAGTTGATAAGCATGCACTTGATATCAATCAAATGGCAGACTTAATTGCACAAGTACTTGATACAGGTACATTTGCAGTTGCAGGTGGTGTTGCTACACTATCAGACTCACAATCAGTAACAGTTACAGAACCTACTACTTTAGAAGGTATGTAAGCTCTATACTTTATGTATGGAACACAAAAAGCACTCTTCGGAGTGCTTTTTTTTTAATCTTGCATTCTGCCGATCCTGCATAAATAATAAAAAGGATCTAAATTGGAGAGATAGAAATGGCAATAGTACAAAAATGGAAATTGGGCCAAGCTAACACGTTAGTGGGAACGCAGACAACAGTAGGCACTATATATCCGGTTAACTCGAGATTACACACAATTACAGTTAACGCAGGTGGGTCAACAACAACCACAACACCACGTGGCAACCTAGTTCCAGACTCTGGATTGACTGGGGGAGTAATTGAATCAATAATTGATGAAGCGGCACCATTGGCCTATTGGACAACAGGTTCCACAGTAGCAGATCAGGCAAATATTTTTATTATTACAGATAAAAGTGTATCCGCAGATGACTTGCAACATCGCATCAGACAGATTGGCGCCAACACAGCGGCAACACGATTAACTGGTACAACATTTACCTATGCAAATACCGCAATACCATCAAAAGCTAACCTTGTTGATATTAGTGGTACACAAGTAATTGAAGGCACTGTAACACCTACAGCCTAACTGGTTTAATATATTAAAAAAGCATCTTTGGGTGCTTTTTTTATGACTTAAAATCCTACCAATAAATAGTATTATAATGATAGAACAAAGAATGTACAATCACCAAATTTTCACCTTGATAGACATTACAAAAACTAATGTCTTACAACACTCAGTTGAAAAGACAAAACAAAGAAATCAACAACGTAATTTTGAAACAGTATGCCAACTGTTGGGACTAAGAACACAATTATTTAATATATCTAATGTTTGGAGAATGGAGGATATTGCTGTGGCCCAATTTAAATTTGGATCATTCTATCTTGGTGACCTAGGATTTAAGTACAATGTTTGGAGCTTTTCGTTCTCAATAGAATTCGACGAAGTCTATAGATTAAATGATGATCCATATGGCACTATCAAAAACGATTTTGTTTACGTACCTGCAATAGTAGGATTAGATGAACAAATGCCTGCCCCACCTCATCCACTGTTCTACGCAGAAGGTGTGTATAAAAACATATACTTTACTCCAACGATTTAGAAATAAATATTAATGTAACGAGTGATCGTTACGTGATGCAAAGGCAAACAATTAAGGCACATATTAAGGCACACCATAGGCACATCAACTGCATCGGGTCATTTACATAATGGACACGACGTATGTCAACCACTGAAATAGAGAAAAAGAATCTAGAAGCCCACGTTGAGTTATGTGCCGAAAGGTATAATAACTTGGAAACAAAGCTGGACAATTTAGAAACAAGAATGGACAAACTTGAAGGCCATATGGTGGATATCAAGGCTTGTCTCACTGCCAACGAACGTACTAGAGTGACCCAATTGGTCAAAATTGGAGTGACTGTGATTGGTGTCCTAGCCGCGGCTGTGTTAGGTTTTATCTCCAGCGGCCACATATACCTATAAATAAAGTTAAACCAGAAGGGCTTGACTTTATGAAGATCGTAGAACTCACAAACAAATTACTAATGCCAATTACCAACGAAGAAATTGAATTGTTGGAACAGTTCACCGATGAGCCCATCGCAAAGAATCAGTTAAATGATCGCGAGCAACTGCTTGCAAATCAACTAACTGTCAAAGATGTGTTAATTAGAACTAATTCAGATGGCAAAATCTATTACAAGAAAATATAGCGAATTTGATCTTGACAAGATCCGTAGATTTACGGAACAAGAATTAGATCGTATATCTGGTGGCCCTCGTGACCTGCCTTTTTGCTATCAAATTGGATTTGATGTTCTTGTAGGGCATTATAAGGTTGTAAAAATTGATAACAGGTGTTGGCGAGTAGTTAATGGCACCACTAATATATTTGATTTCTTTTCGCGTAAAGATGCTATATTTTATTGTATAGCCCTGCACCAAAAAGAACACACACTAGCAAATGATATTAAGAAGGCTGATACACTGTTGGGTAGATTAGAGGTAGATGCCATACAATATCGGTCGGGTTACAAGAAGGCAGTTGAAAAAGGTGACGGATTTAGGGAAGATTATTATTCAGCTAGGTACACAGACACCATGGATCGACTAGAAGAGGTCAAGAAAGAATTAAAGAAAACTCTAAACTTGGCTAAATATATTAAAGAATAAATTAACAGGGATTATACCATGAAACTAGCAGAAATGTCATTGACATCAGCGAAAAAGATTAACAAAGTGTTAGAAAGTCGTTTTGGATTTGCTATTAATTACGATAGCCTAACCGTTGAAAAAGCTGAAAAACTCAGCGAAACTATCGCCGCTAATTTGGATAAAATCCGCCACAGTGCAAATTTACATACAGCAGAGACAAATCCACGCTATATGGAATTGTTGACAGTGAAAGAAGGACTATCACGTTGGTTAGAAGAAAACGCTAACACAACAACAGAAGCTGAAATCATCAACGAAGGTGAAGTTGGCAACGCTGAAGTGTTATTAGCCGCTAAAGACATGGTTGATTCAATCCAAGACGCCATTGAGAAAGTTGGCAAGATGCAAAACGAACAACTTCCACAACTGTTAGACAGTATCCGTGACCAAATTGGTTCTGAACAGTCAGATGGTTTTAAAAACGCTGTCGGAACAACACTAGATACATTAATGACACAACTACAAACAGCACGTGAAGGTGTTGACAATGGTGTTAAAATCCTAACTGGCGAGCAAACAGACAACCCAATGGCAATGCCAGATGAATTACCAGCAGAACTTCCAGCACCTGAGAGTGATCTAGATGCAGACGAAACTGATGGCTTTGCGGCTACAGATGCCGCTACTGGTGGTGCAGAAGAACTTGGCCGTGAATTAAGATAATCGTGCGATTAGATGAATTTACAAACAGTACAAATACTCCAGAGTCAAATTTAACAACAGCTCTGGAACTTATCCGCCACAGATATAAAGATAAGAAAACACCCCCAAAGATTTCAACACAAAGCCTTATTAATATGGTTCTTAATACTGATAAGAATTTTAATTATGACGCCCTTGTGTCTGCAAACGAAAACAATCCAGCTCTCAAAAATCTAATAAAAAGCTTCAATAAAGATTATGTGGAACTTCGATCAGCTGATGACACAGATGATACAGATGCTACAACAACCAATACGGACGCAAACAAAGCACCAGTGGACACCGTATCCAAAATGGCCAAACGTGCCGGCAAAAAACGTAATAAATCTGTTTATTAAAAATTAAAAATTCCTTGCAATACTATTATAAATACTGTATAATACTAATATAGTATTTAGGAGAAATTTATTATGAGTTATTCGAAGGCAGTATTAGATCATTACGAAAACCCCAGAAACGTTGGCTCATTTGATAAAAATGACCCTAATGTGGGCACTGGTATGGTTGGGGCTCCAGCATGTTTTGCTGGAGCCACATTGATTGCGACTCCAGATAGTAAAAATATCAGTTTAGCAGTTGCATATGCTAATGATATTGATATTCATGTCTGGTCATATAATCTATCTACCTGCAAGTATGAAATCAAGATGGCACGGCCAGTTTATTCTGGCAAAAAAGAATTACATAAAATATTAGTAGATGGCGAGGAAGTATGGGTAACTCCAGATCATAAATTCCTTATGGTATCTGGGAATTATATTTCCAATAGTGAATTAAATCCAGAAGACAGTGTAATGCCATTTCATAGAACTATTTCTAGTAGAGGATATTGGAATGTAAAGTCATGCACCCACCGAGCAGAGCATTTAGCGTATTATAAGACTGTTAACAATGTAACTGAAAATTTAGTTCATAAATTCAACATTGATCATATTGATGGAGATAAACGAAATAATAATATTGAAAATCTTAATAGGTTGACGATATCAGATCACATATCCAAGTCGCGTCCATCGCTTTCCGGCAAAATAAATAAACACAGATCTGCAGAATTAAGCAGACAAATACCGAGACAATCAATCATTGATTTGATCGAAGATGATTTAGTGTTATATGAAATAGCAAACAAATTAGAAATATATAGTGATGAGTTATATAGATTAGCCGCGTTATATGCCATAACTGAAATTACAAATAAAACAGTTATCAATGATGAATTAGTAAAATTTAATTTATCTGAACGAATGAAAAAAGATAATCCTTATAATAATTTCACAGATAAACAAAAATTAGAATTCGCAACACACATCGGTTCAGATAACGGCAGATGGATCGAGGTAAATAACAACGATCTTCTGAAAGAGGGAAGCAACTTACTATATCAACATGGCAAATTAACTGCAAAGATATGGTGTAAAAACGCTAAATCAAAATCGTTGCCACAGAATCTTAGTCCGCGGTTCAATACGTTCAGTGAATTTAAAACGAAAGTATCAGCGTACAATCACCGAGTTGTACAAACTAACGATATTAAGATTATAGATTGTTATACACTACAGGTAGAAGAGAATAATAATTATGTAGTTATAACAGATGTGACTAAAAATCATCATTCGGGCATAGTAGTTAAGAATTGTGGTGACGTTATGAAACTACAGATTAAAGTAGAAGATGGAGTTATTACAGATGCGAAGTTCAAAACGTATGGATGTTTTGTTAGTAATACTCTAGTAAATACGCCAACCCACACTAGAAAAATATCTGAACTTGCTGTTGGGGACGAAGTTTTATCCTGGGACGGTGCTGAAGTTAGACCAAATGTTATCAACGAAATCATTACAAGATCTGTTCCTATAGAGGAGTTAGTAGTAGTAACTCTTCAACGAGAAACAAGTCGTAAAGGTATTAATCCTAGAACATTTCAATTAATTTGCACTCAAGAGCATGTATTTTGGAATGCTAACAATAAACCTATCTTAGCCAAAGATTTG